CCACGAAGTTACCCACAGGCTGACAGCCAGAAAGAACCTATTTTGTATAAGCTTGTACATATAAACTAAGCTTATTTATTTTGCTTAAAATATAAGTTCAGCTTATAATTAAAAATTAATAAGATTTAGGAATTTTACTTGACAAAATATTATGCAAGTCTCAATTTCTTAAGACTGTCTCAAAGTAAGATTATCTAAGTATTTATACCTAGTCTGTAAAATATAAGCCCAGCTTATTATTTAAGTCTGATTGATAAGCTAAATACTAAAATTTTAAAATATGCTCTTTTTCTAGTTAGTAGCTTTTTAGAAGTACTCTCAGAGTACTCTGTAAGGCCGTCAGGCAAGCCTAAATACTTCTAGAGTACTATCACACCAAAAACATTTTTCAATACTGTTACAGGCGATTTTCGCTGTAATCGCTTGCTATCACTAAGCTACTTTTATAGTACTGCAGTACTACTTTGCATACTGGCAAAAAAAAACGGCCTTAAGGCCGTTTAAATCGTTTTTAAGTGTGGTTTATAGATCGTTTAAGTAATAAGTTGTATTAAGGCTTAAACGCTTTTGAATGTTTGAATTATTGTTTAATGTGCCTATCAAATAAGGCTCATCATTGATAGTTACATATTTGAAGGGAATTAAAAGCAATTTTAAAAGGTAATTAATATGCCTTTTTGTTGTTGCTGATTGCCATAATTTAGAGTCACCTAAAACGATTGCATAACCCCTTAATTCAGTAAATTGGAAGATCACATTTTTATGTAACTTGAAAAGCGTCTTACAACTTCTAGTTGCTGCGGTATAGGTTGTTTTAACCCTTACTGAGCCTTTAACACTTGACCAATTAGTAACACCTTTCCCACCTGATAATTCATTTATAGTTTTAAATTGGTCACGCTTTAAAAGTTGGTTAATATCAAATTTTGCTAAATTGCCATTTAGCTTATCAATTGATCTCTTATGAGAGTTTAAAGCATTACCGTAAAACTCGAATAATTGCATGATAAAAATAAAAATAATTGATAGTACTCTTTAAGTATTACATAAAAAAAGAGAGGTTGTAAACCTCTCTTAAATATTTATTTAGTTTTAATATCTATCAAAATAGTTATTGATAGGAGAATGAAATAAATTAGAACCATTTAGTAATAAAATAAAGAACTTTTTTAATTAAATTAATTTCTAATTTATAACGCTGATCTTCTAGCAATTCATAATAAAGAATTGATTCTTTATCCGTTACTAGGTAACGATCAGGAAAACGGTTAGTATCTAACATAATTAAACAAATAAAGGGTTAACTGGTAGTTCTTGGATTAATACAGAATCCTGATTAAAAATCATTTTATAATCCTCGGCAATTCTGATTAATTGCTTTATCTCATCAGTAATGACTGTTAAGATGTAGGTTTTTTCTTTGATACCCTTCCAAGATCCCGAAGCTGTTTCAACTGTATAACCAGTAAAAACAGAATCTATTTGTTTTAAGAATGTTAACCATTCTTGAGTTGAAACAATGCCACCTGATGGCTTATTTGTTCCTAAAAAAACTTGATAAGTTTTCATGATAAAGATAGTAAAAAAAATATTTACATACTTAATCTAAGTTAAAAATAAGTACTATATAAGTATTTCTTAATATTATGTAATATTTGATATTTTGCTTAAAATCTGCTATTTTTAATGTATCATTTGATACAATATGAGTAGTACAAATGTACTGTATCATTTGATACAATGAAATTTTTGTGAAAAAAAATAAGCCCATTTCTGAGCTTGTGTGAAAGCTTGCGAGTCTCCGAGTCTCCGAGTCTCCGAGTCTCCGAGTCTCCGAGTCTCCGAGTCTCCAAGTCTCCAAGTCTCAACTTGTTATCCTATTCCACTCATAAAGTGCATCTTGTTTTTGTGAAATATGCCAAACTCTTAAAACTGATTGAGAGTATGTTCCATTAACAATTAAAAAAATTTGGTCGGTTATAGTTTGTACTAATGAGAAAGTACTATTTGATTTAATAATCATTTTTCTTCTTTAAATCGGTACGTTGTTTCTAAGATGTCTCGCACTCTCTCTCTATCTATAGAATCGCCATCACCCCAAGTCCAAGTAGATTCGGGATTGTCTAAAAACAATTCATAATCTTTTATTGCTTTTTTGATGTCAGTTTTTGTGAGTCTTTGCCCTGTTACCATATGGTGTAAGGGGTAAATAGCATCATAAGAGCCATAAAAGCTAAAAACGTAATCTACAAATTCTAAATAAGTTAGATAAGAAATAGTTGTCATTTAATAAAGATAGTTTGTTGAACACCCTTACTATAAACGATATTGCTACTGTTATAGTATTTTGTAACAAAACTTAATAATAAAAAAGAGGGGTTTATCACTCCCCTCTAGGTACTATCTTTATATGCCACCCTAATTGTGTGTGCCTGCGAGTCTCTCAGCGAGTGCCTGCGAGTCTCTACTAGCCATAAACTAGGGTGTTGTAGGTTGTTATCTGCAATATAGAGTCAGCTATTGAAGCATCAATAAGTCCTAAGTCATTATCTTTAAATGCTTCAAAAACTTTTGAGCAATCATAAGTATTAAGATTAGTCTTACCTGAGACTATGTTTTCTATAGCTTTAATAACATATGCAACTTTTAATTCATGTTTATCTTCTTCAATATCTTCTATCCTAATTTTGGTATCTAATGTTAGATCTTTAACCCAAGCGCAACAGCCCTCATGCTCGTAGTCTTGATTAGGTAAATAGTAGCCATCTTCGTCTTCTTCAATGTCTCCTACTGTGACGCTATGCGCCCAATATCCCGACCCTTGACCCATAGTGCAGAATAGATCTCTAAGATCTTGTGTGCTAATTTCAAACCAAAAATTAGCGTGAAGTTTGAATTTTTGCTCGGTTGTTTTAGTCATTTTTAATCTCCTCTATTAGACTAATTTCATCATCTTGTAATTCAATATTGTATTCCTCTAAATACTGTCTTTTAAGAAGATCTATATAATCCTCTCTAGAGTTAGCTTCGTGGTTATTACAAGCAAACTGAACAGTAACTAATGATGTAAATAATTTTGGCATTACTCCTCCTCCTCTAAATCTGGTAATTCATCTGACCTGTTAATGTTGTCAGCAATTTCTTGAAACCACTCCTGATCTTCGGGGTGCATTTCTTTGTACTCCTCTAAAAGCTCATCAAATGAACCTTCTTTACCCTCGTAAGGTGATGTATAAAAAGAATACAATTCAAGTTGATCTTGCTCGTTTGTAGTACACATAGCAACCTGATAATCAGAATTAGTAAGGAATACATAACCTGAGTTCATGTTGAAACCAATTTTTACTCCGTTGTTCCAAAAGTCAACAGGTAAGCCGTTTAGTTTCCACGCTTCAAAGAGATCTTGTGCTGCTCTTTGCTCTCTATAACCAAAATCTGCGAGGTCTTCGGTGTATGTTTTTTGTAAATTAGCCATAAGCTTAAAGATAGAAAATAAAGTTAGTCAGGACTTACAAGAGGTTCGACTTAAAAGCGTATGCAACATGAAAGATGGTTTCCGCTACCCATGCCTATGCCTGATATTTATACAATAGCAAATTACAATACTATTGTGGTAGTTTGTTACTTTTGTTAACAATACCTAAAGCTTCATATTCAGCTTCAAGTTGATCGTCAGTAATTTCTTGGTTAAACCAAGCGTTTTCGATAATGGCTCTTCTTTCGGCCTTAATCTCTTTTAACGTCTTAGGTTGTTCCATAGCTTTAAATAAAACATAAGGTGAACTAATAGGGTTAGGGTAGGTCATTATGACCCACCTAACGCTTTGTAACCGCCACTACCCATCTGTCTAGATAAGCCTACGTTACCGCCTGCTGATCGACCTGCTGAACTACCAGAGCCACCTTGAGTAAAACCAGAACTTGCATAAAGCTTGGGATACTTCTTCTTCTTAAATGCTCTGATAATTTCTTTCTCTGTATTGTTTTTCTTTTGAACTGCTAGTGCAGATTGGTTAACAGTTTTACTATCAAGTTGTAACTGTCTTCCATTCTCTTCTTCATCTTTTTTCATTTCATAGAAACGACTAGCAACTTTGTTTGCCCAACCCTTTCTAAAGCTATTTCGGTGTGATGACCCCATCATTGCAACTTGAAATGGGTCTTCTTTGCAATGCTTTGCCCAATCGTCTTCTAAAGCCTGTAAGAGATAGTCAGTATAGACTTCTATTTCTATTTGACTCTTTTTAGATGAGAACACCTCAAAGTGTCTTGTTATTACACGCTTGTAACCATAATCTCCACTATAGTCAGCGTCATCAAAAGAATAAACAACTGAGCCATTGTAGAACCTAGCAACCGCACTTAATATTGTTGCTGTAGCAGGGTCGATACGCTTGTAAGGCTTGCCATATCTAAATGAGATAGCTTCTATTTCTTCTTCAACAGTTGACATATCTAACTGTTGCTCTAGCTGCTCTCTGGTGATACCTCTAGCTTGTAATTGTTGCTCTAGCTTTTCTTCTGCTAGTTTAGCTTCATGTGGATTTGATGAAGCTGTTAGTCCTAATATTTTAGATAGAACTGAAAGTGATCTTGCCATTTGATAAAAGATAGTAAAATAAACTACACACTTAATATAACAGCTATTAGTATTAATATAGTATTCTGTAACAATTTGTTACATTAGAATAATATTCCTTGTCTATTTATATTATCGTAAGTGTCATATCGCCCATTATCACCTTTGGGGTATGGCTCTACAGCGTAAGTTAACGAGTCTCTCATCTCTTGTTTTTGTTTGCGAGTCCCTAAGAAATAAAAATATCTATGTTTTCTAGGTCGATCTAAAGTATATAATCTATCTCCATACATTTCCCTAAGTTTAAGAATTTTTCCCTTTGCAAGTCCTCTCCCTACTTTGTCCATCAAAGATGCACTGTGCAAGTGTTCGAGTCCTTTAACCTTATAGTCAAACCTTTTAGCTGATAGTCCAGTATAAATAAAATTACAAGCCTGATAAATATAGCCATGATGATTTAGAGAAGTATCTGCATAACTAACAATTACATTTGGTGTAGGTAATTGTTTAATAGTTTGCGATACAAAAAAAGATAAAACATTTTTTTCTAATCCCTCATCTACAACTAACCTGTTAAGCTCTAAAAAATTATTTTGAAATTTGCCTGCAAAAGCATACTTAACTAAAGTGTGAGCAACAGGTCTTCCATAGCTACAAATACCAACAATAAATTTATTTTTATATAGTCCATAAGCATAAGACACACTAGGAATACGTTTTGCATAATGTTTTTGTTTAAACCACTCAACATATTCATTTGTACTTAACTTGCGAACTATATATTTTTCTTTAAGAGTCATTAGGTACTTTTTTCATAATTACGTCATTAGCTAAAGACCAAATATATTGATGTATATCTTTGCCACGACAATCTTCAAAAAATTGCCAAGCATTATTTTCTAAATAGTCGAACTGTTCTTGACTTGTTAATTTAAAAAAACTATTAGGTACATCATCAGCTAAATAATGACCTGATGCCCATTGATAAACTTTTTGCTCATAAGTTAAATTCATTGTTTTACCTCCTATGAATTTTGATTAACAATATCCCATGTAGAGATAAAGCTTTCTAACCAATAGGCTTGATTACCTGTAAGTCTTCCTTTAGTGTCAGCATTGTGAAGTAAATCACTTGCACATCTATGTGGAAAATTGTTTTTCTCACACCAATCCTCAAGAACATCACATAGGAATAACATTTCTCTAGTCATGATTCTTCCTCCCAAAGTGATTGGTCTAATATAGTTTCATTATCATAATCTCCTTCTCCAACCTTATATTTATCAGGATTTTTTAAAACATAATCCCAAGCTATTTCTTTTAAATTTTCTTCTTCCCAATAGGTTATATCAGTATCTTCATCTTCAAAATCTTGTTCCTTACATATCTCTTCCCATATATCAGTTAAACATATTCGGAATGTTTGCTGATAATCTGTAACTGTTGTAAATTCAACCATTTTCTTTTTTGACATTTTTAATACTCCTCTGGAAATAAAATTACTGTGTTGCAATAATCTTGCTCGGAAAACTGAGTCAAGTCCATGTCATCTTTAGTAAGACCATAGCCTGATGTAATAATCCAAATAGTTTTATTGTCTTGCAATTTATAAACAGAATGTAATCTGCCACCATTGCTTTTTCTGACTACCTGATTGTTAGTCTCTGCGTCTTCTGGTGCTAGATCACCCCAATCTCCACTTGCATGAAGCATAACTTTTGATCTGATGTCTAATTCTCTAGCGGAATTGAATAATTGATACTCGTTTACTTTCTGAGAGAAAGCTAGTGTACCGAGTAATTTTCTTTTTGGTTTAATTGATGTTGTCATTAATAAAGATAAAGATAAAGTACATTTTTAATGTACAGGATAGATTAGTACTTGTCTAGTACTATGTTACAAAATCGTAACAATTAATTTTGGCTGTCTTGGAATAGCTGGTCAATAGCTTTTTCTAATAGCTGACTTGCTAAAACACTATGTTGTATTGGCTCGGTCTTGACACCTCCATGCAAGTCCCAAGCTCTACCACAAGTAGGGCAAGCCTTGTATTTGTAACCATTAGCGAGTGCTTTTAGTTTAGTTAAGGTCGATTCTTCTATTCGGCAATTAACTTGTTGCCTTTGATTTGACATAGTTGATAAAATATAAACTACTGTTATAATACTCGATACTTACTCAGTAGTCAACCTACCAAGTCTTTTTCCACACATCTTTTATAGCTGTAGCCCAACTTGGTGCTATTGATGTTCTTCCAATTTCTTCTTGCAAGTCTTTATCTAAAACTTTAACTACGATTCCGTCTGTGGGATAGCGACTAAATATCAGCGAGTCTTGCCATTGAATATGTAACTCTTTAACTTGTGATACGACATCTTTAGTAAACTTTATATGGTCACATACATTGAAACCCCATTTATAAAGTTGTTGTAAATTAGATACCTCTGTACCTTTCCCATTAAATATCTGGAAAGCACAAAAAGACAATCCCATCCCTGATGGCTGTTTTTTGCGTAAGTGGCCTGCTGCGAGTCTTTGTGATCTAGCTGGAATAAGACCTTTACCATATAACTCTCCTCTAATCTCAACAGTACCTCTTGCAAGGATATGCTTTGGTAAATCTTCTATCATCCTCATGCAATATGTTTTATCTACACCTTTGCGAGTCCATGCCTTAACTAATATTCCATCTACATACCTAACAGCCATTGCACATCCATCTATCTTAGGCTCAACAATTACTGGTGTATTTTTTGGTAAATAAGAATACCACTCAGCAAAAGGTAACGTGCCAAGACCTGTCAATACACAACCCTCATCTACTTTTTTTAGTGCTGGATGATGTGGACTTACAGCGATTAACGCTTTCTTAATCTCGTCAAAGTGTTTGTCAGATATTACTGCCCTACCTGCACGATATAAGTCGTTGTGATATAAAAATTCCTTTGCTAATTCGTCTGCGATTGTCATTTAAGATAAAGATAATGATACTATTATAGTACTAATTTGTTTACTTAGCAAGTTCTTTTATTTCTTTAAACCACAATTCTGGAATAATTTTTTTACTAGAATCTTGAATTATGGATCTAAATGTTTGCTTTGGTTTTTGTGTCGGAACTGGTTTAAACATAAACAATGGGCTTAAGTATGAGCCTTTTTTGTTTGATACTTCACGATAAATACCTTTTTTAAATTTACCTTTATTTGATTTAAAAGCGATTACTCTTGCATCTTGTATTTTGCCATTCTTCTTTGATCTACCTTTAACTTCTTTATCTCTAGTTTTTGCAAGCCCAAATTGTACGTTTCTGTAAATATATCTTCTAACTCTTCCACTTCCATCTGTTTTTATAAAATTATTGCCTAAAACTGCAAACGGATAATCTCCATTACTCATAAAATTTCTGTTTAATAAATATTGAGTAAATTGTGTTGCATAAGCACTTGTTGAACCTCCTCCGATTGCTGGATACAAATAAAATGCTGCTGGATTGCCTTTACCTTTTTTTAAAGCTAAAGCATCTTTTACCCCAATATCTAACTTAATTCCTTTTTGAACTGTAAAAGTACTATTTAAAGTAAAAAGTACTGGACTTCTAAACATCATCTTATATTTTTTTGCAATAAAACCTTCCTTTGTTTTTGCTCTTTTTGCATATTGAGTTAATGCTTTTTTGCCTGCAAATTTTACTTGTGTCTGTTCATATATTGTTAATCGTTTTTCTAAATTACCTAAACTAATTTTTATTGTTGCTGCCATTGCGAGTCTTGTTTTTTGTATATTAGCAAGTCTTAGGGTGTGAGACTAGCTTTTTATTAGGTGTCCATATGTCCTGACCTGCCCTACCTTCCCTATAGAGTTTCCTAAATCCCCTATTTTCCCCTATATACTCCCTATACTCCCCCTCTTCCTTACTTATTATACTTTATAGTAAAAGGTATAGACACTATAGACACAGCTTATATCGCAAGTCCTGACATTGTTTGTGGTGTCCATAGCGTGTACTAACCTCACGCAGAGGTTAAGACACGTTCCGAGTCTCGAATGTAGACCCATTTGCGACAACCCCTACTTCCTCTACGCTTTTTTTCGTAGCCTAAATTCTTTAAAATTGTTGCAACTTGCATTTGATCGTATCTAGTTTGTCTTTCAATTGGTTTTTCAATAGCTTCAGAAAGTACAACTTCGGTTGTAAGTTCCCTACGAAAATTCTGTGGTGTTTCGCAAAAAGATTCGATAACAGCTTTCCAAGGCGATTCGATTAAATAATCTAAATTTTCCTCGTTTACTTTGACTTCATTTTCTTTAGTTAAATATGTAGTCTCGCCATTTTTGTAAGCCATTACAACACTCGCCCAAATCTGATTTCTCTCCGCAAGTAGTCCTTCGCAATCTATTGGGTTTTCTATCCCAATATTTTCTCCTAACTTGATTATCCAAAACCTCCGATTTCCTGTTTCATCTACAAGAAAACCATCATGTCTGTTTGTTGAGCCAACAATAATTCCTCTTCTAGGAAACTCCTCAGTAACTTTTCCATAAGGAACTCTAAAAACATCTTTTTCTTGAGATAAAAAAGATTTTATTTCCCCTGCCATTTTTTTAGATGTGACAGCTTCTAGCTCGGCCATCTCACAAATCCAACTTCTGTGCAAGATCATAAGCGAGTCTTTTCCGTTAATGTCTCTTAAGCCATCACTAAAAAACTCTCCTCCCAAGACAGACCAAAATGTAGATTTTCTAGCTCCTTGTTCTCCTAATAAAACACAAGCATTATCAAATTTATGCCCTTCTGGTTTGTATGCTCTAGCTACTGCTGCAATCAATGTCTTCTTCAACATATCGTCATAGATAGTCGGTTCTGATAGATGTGCATCTTCGGGTCTTAAGTAAGTACTTGCGAGTCTGTCTATGTAAGCTGGCGATTCTGTCTTATAAACTTTATCTAAATAATCAGTTACTGGATTGTATTCATATTCTCTGGCAATCTGTACAACACAGTCAAAGGCAGTATCCTTATTACATTTGTAACCTTGCCTAGCAAGCTCCAAGTAATATCTATCAATAGAAGTTGACCCCTGACAAGGTACTCCATTTAGTTCTATCTGTTGTGTAAATATGTTGTATCTAAATGCGTGTTCGCCATTCTCTCTGCGAGTCTTAAGCAAGTTTAATAGTTCATTTGCTTCAATTTTTTGTAATTTATCTGAATGAACTAATGTAGGACTATCTGGATTATCTGGATTTAAAACTCTCATTACTTTTGGTGGTTTGTAACCATGTTGCATTGCCCAATACCAAAAACTATTAGCTTCTATTTTTTGCCCTCCAGACTGTGCAACTTGATCGAGTCCTCCCCATTCTGGCGAGTGTTCTCTCATAAGAGATATTGCATCAGCAGAACTTTTGCCTGCATCCTCACAAGCTTTTATAAGACCCCATAAAATATTGCGATACATATGATATGTGTTCGAGCCGGGAGTTCTAGGTGGTATGTGTGAGAGTGCTTTTTGTACTGTTGCAAAATCCTCTTTACGATATTCTTTAAACTCTACAGACTCTTTATTTTTCTCATGTTGTCTTTTTGTAGGCAAACATTTCTCTATATCTTTAACGCTATATTTTTTATCTGATGTATGGATGATTTGAGTCATACCGCCATGAGTACCATCATCTCTCATATGGAAAGTTCCTGGAAGACGCATTACTCTTGATGGATTTTTTAATGCTCTATCTGCATCTGCATAATCTAATAATCTTTCTTGTATAGGTTTCCAAGTCTCTGGTTCTATCGCTTTTTTTAGTATCCAATAATTGTGAATAGATTTACCGCCTGTATCTATTTGTATTGATGGTTCTGGTAAGCCTAAGTCTTTCCAAATCCATAGCTGCTTGTCTTTTGAAATATCATCGTGTTCATAAAAAAAGGCTCGGCAACCTGTTATAGAAGAGTCTGTATCTTCGCCATCATTAATAACAAGATAGACACCTCGACCTTCTTCTTGACAATGTTTTATCCAATCACCATTAGCGTTAGATTTTTTACCACGATCTCTTTCTTTTAATGGATGACCTTTTGGGAAGAATGATCTTAATCGAACTTTACGAATATCTTTTCCGAGAAGTTCTAAAAATGACCGCCACTGATTGCGGTCTAACTCAAATGCAGACATAAAGATAACAGGTATGTTTAAAAGCGTTAGTTAACTTTGAGTATTTCTAAGGCATCTCTTACAGTACGAGCTACCCCTGTAATTCCTCCAGCTTTCTTAACAGCTTGAAGCCAATTATGCTGATATTTTGAGAGTTGTCCAGTGTTTGTTTTAACTTCGATACTTGTAAATACTGCCAAGTCTTGTCCTATCATCTCAGGAGTAATCTTGACAGTCTTAAAACCAATAAGATCAGAACTACCCTTTGCCAACCCAAACTGTACCCATCTCCCTGTTCTAGGATCTGGAAGTTTTCCAGTTTCGTTGCGAAATAAGCGTAAATCAGAATGTTGTCCAAGAGCTAACCTTATATTTTGTTGTAAGACTGTCTCTTGGTTTGACATCTAATGATGTAGTTTTTTCCATAATACATTATTTATAAGAGAAATCTGGTGTGTCAGCAAATTTGCTTCGGAGCTTGTCTAACATAGCTTGATGATCTTGTTCAAAACCATCGTTAATTCTTTCCTGTCTTTGCTCCTCATACATTGAAGTAAATCTGCCACTATAAAACTTTTCTCTAACAAGATTTCGTAAATACTGGCTAATAGATAAGCCTTTTTTTTCGGCTTCTTGTTTTATAAACTCATGCCGATCTGGTTCGAGTTGAAAAATTACTCGAACATACTTTCTGTCATCCATGTTATAAAAATTAGTTTGGTTTGTACAAACCACTAAGTAATATTAGTGGCTTGTGTTGATGATATTTCCATTATCTCATTTGTCGAAGGTAATTCAGTAAATGGTTTAAATGGATCATCTAAAGCTTGTCTTATATATGTTGTATCATTACCACACATAAAATGATGCGCTGCTCTCAATGTATAAGCCCAAGCATCAGCACTATTCCAATATGTAGCTTTAAGAGAAGAATCACAAGTCCTGTTAAATAATAATTGTGCTGCCCTATCAACAGGTTTTATATCTTTATCTACACCATTAATAGGAGATGCCATACCAGAAGATACGATATTAAGAAAATGAATTGCCCTTTCTTTTGGTGTCATATCGTGATTCAATTTACGCTTTCCAGACCTTTTGTTGTATATCATTTCAGCATAAATTTTTAATGCTGCTGCGATAAAAATAGCTCTTGTTTTTGAGCAATGCAATTTATTAACGTAGTTAAGAAACTGATCGTGCTTGATATAAGTTTGAGCAACAATATTATCGTGGCAAGGTCTTGAAAATTGTTCTGTACCTGTTGTGTTGCCAGTAACTCTAGACATTGCGTGTCTTATTATTGAACACTCTTTACGAGATATTCTTATACCACTAACAGTAATACGATCTGACATAACCCTAGACTTACCAACATCCATGATTAATTTAGATTTGTCAGGAAGATTTTTTATAACGACAAAAGGCTGAGTAAGGCCAGTTTTTATAACTGCTAATAACCTGTGCTGTCCATTTACTAATATGTTTTCTGTATTAAAACAAATAGCGGAATCGGAAAGAATAAAGCGACCAGCCTTCATTTCTCTTTCTAATTCTAAAATATTATTTAGAACAGTTTTTCTATTGTTGGCAAAATTCCGATTCATATAAATCTGTGCCTGTTGTGGAGTTATAAACTCGATACCTACTTGAACATCTTTGTATTGCTCAGTAAGTTGTGTAGTAATTTCTTGTGCTGTTAGTGTCATCACTTTTGCGATCTGTAACATCACTATATAAACAGAGTCTAGTTATGTCAACAAATTTAACTGTCTAGTTTACCGACCTGTGACATCAGAAGCCAAATAAATCGTCATCATCATAGTTATCCTTACGTTTTCTTTTCTTAGCAATCTCCCATCTTAACTTAGCCCAATACGCATTATGCCCACGTTTTTGTGCAAGCTTTAACCAATCTTTTAAAGTCTTACAACTCCACTCTTCTTCTTTTTTTCTTCGTTGCTGCTCTGATCTAATAACAGCAATATCATCTATATCTACTTCAGCCAATCTAACTAAACTTAAAAATCGTTCTGTAAATTTTTTCTTTGCATAATCTGTATGCTTTGAATGAATACCATACAAGTCTTGTTTACAGAAATCTTTAAATTGTGCTGGGGTAAAACATTTAGCTTTTGGATTTTTACGACCCAACGAAAACTGAAAACCTATTTTTCTTTGGTCATCATCCCAAGCATAAAAATATAACTTTGCTCCTGTAGATTTTTCTATTAATGGATCTCCTTCATCAAGCTTAAGTTGTTTTTTCATTTTTACTAACTCTCCATCTTCATATGTAATTTCTCTTTTTCTTACTTCTTTTTTATGTCCACAAACAGGACATATTGGTTGCGGTCTATAGACTGCAAAACAAACCTCGCAAGTTTCTACTGCTGGTGCAAGTTCTCCTTTTCTTTTTGTTTTTGCTTTCTGGTGTAAATCAAACTCTCTAACATCATCAACAAATCCATGACGTTTTGTATTACCTACATGATCTAAAACTATTGCAACTTTATTAGGTTCTGGTCTAAGAACTCTTCCTACTTGTTGTATATATAAAGCTTCTGATTGTGTCGGTCTAAGTAGAATAGCAACATAGCAACCTTCCACATCAAATCCTTCTGAGACTACATCTATAGAAACTAATATCTGTACTTTTCCATCTTTAAAATTATCTATTAATGTTTTTCTATCATCAGATTTCATAGAACCTGTTATAAGTTCTGCGGTGTATCCAGCCTGTTTGAATTTGTTGGTTACATATTGTCCATGCTTCACTGATATACAAAATGCTATAGCTGGTTTATTCTGCCCAAGTCTTCGATAATTCTCTACTGCATCACCAACTATATCAACCTTATCTAACTCGTCTTCTACCTCTTTTTTGCTGTAATCACCCCTAATTGTCCTTATTTTGTCTAAATTTAGCTTATTTGGTGGTGCATATACTTCGTGTTCTGCTAAATATTTTTGCTCTACAAGTTCTGGAATAGTAGAGCCAACAATTAACTTATCAAATATCTCTCCTAGCCCTGCACCTGTCATTCTCATAGGTGTAGCTGTTACACCAAGTTTTATTGCTGATTTGTAAAAGTCAAATACCTTTCGCCAAGAATTAGCAACTGCATGATGAGCTTCATCAATAATTATCAAGTCAAATTGATTTGGATTATTAAGTCTGTTAATTAAAGTTTGCACCGAGGCAACTTGTACATTACTCTTAGATTCCTTACGGCCTGCTGCAATTATTCCGTATTTAACACCTGTCTTGGTTAATTTATCGCCAGCCTGATCTATTAATTCTTTTCGGTGTACAAGTATAAGAACACTTGCACCTTTCAACCCTGCAAGTCTTGTTATCTCAGAAAAGATAACAGTCTTGCCTGCACCTGTAGGAAGAGTAAGCAGCACAGATCTGTACTTCGCTTGAAACGATTTTCTTACGTTAGAGATTGCTGAATTTTGGTAATCTCTTAGTTGCATAAGGTTGACATTTGTTGTCTTATACTATAATATGTTGTTATATGTGTCAAGTAATTTATGAAAGACTCTACTAACTGGAGCAAGCTGCAAAAAGAAACAAGTGCAGAATTTGTTGACAAACTATTGCTCTATGTAAGGACTAATAATTTTGAAGCTTTTTGTTTCGCTGTTGAACGTGGTATGTGGTACTACGGACAAGATAAATTAGCTCATTTGATGCACGATAAATTATTGAAAAAAATTTATGAATGTGGCGAGCTAGATAGTTTTCTTTTATGGAAGGATAAGTTCAATGATTTATAAACCACTTGTAATGACTAACGAAGAGTATCATGGCAAGACTAAGTACGAGTCTTCTTCTACTATTCGTAAAGCACTAATTAGCCCTAAAAAATATCTACACGATAAAACTGCTGAATCTGTACCTACGAAAGCAATGGAAGAAGGTACTGCTGTTCATACATTCTTTTTGGAGAATGAGTTATTTAAAAATAGATATTGCTACAAACCAAAAGCATTTAATGGTAGGACTAAAGAAGGCAAACAATGGATGGAAGAACATGGTCACTTAAATATATTGGCTGCTGAGTGGGAAGAAAATCTTATTCATATGAACCATAGCTTCTTAGCAAGTCCAGCTAAGATGATCTATGACATGGAAGGATTAACAGAATTAAGCTTTTTTAGTGAAAATTTAGACGGAATAAAGGCAAAATGCAGGCCAGATTGGATTTCACATGATAAAAACATTGTTGTTGATCTCAAGACTACACAAGATGCAAGTCCTAAAGGTTTCCAAAAATCTATAGGACAATTTGGCTACCATATCCAAGCTGCATTTTATTTAAGGACTTTGCAGAACTTAGGGTTTGATTCATATGACTTTATATTTATTGCTATAGAAAAAACTGCGCCTTTTTGTGTTGGTGTATATCGTGCTAGTAGAGAAATGCTTGAGGAAGGTAATAAAAAAGTAGATGAAGCTATCAATCAAATACTTTGGTGTAAAGAAAACGATTCTTACCCAGACTATACTCCTAACGAAATAGAAACAATCGACTTACCTCCTTGGATGACCAAGAAAAAAGATCATACGTCATCTGACGAGGAGATTCAGCTTTACTGATGAGAAAAGAATTTCCTTACGACCCATACGAGGGCATGGTCTTCTACGACCCAGAAACAGAAAAAACTTGGATGTTTGCTCGTGATGAGTGGGTAGACATCACTTATAAAGACATTACCTATGACATCTGAAATTACTAAAACTAATCTTGAGGGCGAGTCCTCTATCTATCAAAGCACCGAGTCTTTTGAGTTTGCACAGAGACAAGCAAAAAGCTTATGTGAATCTGATCTTGTACCAACAACGTATCGTGGTCAAAAAGGTTTATCTAATTGTCTTGTTGCATTAGAGATGAGTAAGAGAATGAATCTTAGTCCTCTTACAGTCATGCAAAACTTAAATGTTATACATGGCAGACCAACATGGAGTTCTCAATTTATAACCTCTAACATCCTTGGCTGCGGTAGATTTAAGAACTTTGACTATGTTGTTACTGGTAAAGATGAAAATTTAGCTGTTCAATGCCAAGCTATAAGACTTGAAGATAACAAGTTAGTTAAAGGTACAGCAGTATCTATGAAGATGGCACAACAAGAAGGTTGGACTAGGAAAAATCCTAAGTATCAATCAATGCCAGAGTTAATGCTAAAAAATAGGGCTGCTACTTTCTTTGGTAGGCAATACATACCTGACCTATTATTAGGTGTGCAGACTAGCGAGGAAGTAGTAGATATACAGCCGATTGACGTTACAGAAGGTAATGTTGAAATAGTTGTAGATCAACAGGAGGGTATAGATGACTTCGGATTCTAAAAAAGAATTTCTAACACCAAGCGAACTTGCTGAAAGATGGCGAGTTCATATTGGTTCTGTTGAAAGGTGGAGAAGAGAAGGTAAACCACCTTCTTTTTATACCATTAATGGAAAGATCCTCTATAAGTTGGCTGAGATAGAGGATTTAGAATTAGCCAAACGTCAATCCAATTAATTTTTATCTATGGACTTTAAATTACCACTTGCAGTTTTCTCACAAGATGCAGAAGACCACAAAAAGCGTTACAAGGAGAACTACGATCCTAACAAAAACTATCCTAAGTATTCTGGTGTTATGCAGATTACAGAGGGTGATATTATCAAGCTATGTGAGTATGTACAAAAAGCAAAGCCAGAACATAGCGACTTTCATGGAGAAGGTGTAGTTACTATTAGAGCTACAGGCTATTTAAATGAAAGTAAGCAAGGCAAGAAGTATATTGGCCTTAATTTAGAGCCTGACTATAAAACTATGAAGGCTATAGAAGAAGGAAATACTAATAATTCAAGTTCCTCATCTTCTACACCTAAAAAACAAGAAGAGGAGTTTCCTTTTTAATATTGGGGCTATGAAGAGTTTTAAGAGATTTCGCTTCATGTAAGACCCCTCACTTTTAGTAGATTTTAAGCAAAATTAAGCTAAAATAGAATGAAATTATCCTTATCTATGCCGTTAACATTTAATAGTAAACAAATCGATAAAGTTGTCACGATTGATGATGTCGGGTCTTTAAGTAATCCAGAAGTTTTATTGTTAAAAGATGAGTTAATGACAGCTATAAAAAATATGGATGATTATATAAAAAGATTTAAAGAAGAAAAACAAGAAAACTATAACAAAGATTGGCATCAAAAAGTAAGACGTAAACAACAAGTATGTAAAGCTTTTTTGTCGCAACTTATTAGTTTAGATCACGATGAAAGTTTATTTAGATCTATATACGATAAACATTTCTCAGAAATTATTTTACAATATATAGATAGAAATGAATTTAGAATCATACATGACAAAGCACGTTCTCTAGCTATTGCTGAATTAGAAAAAATAACATGACACCAAAACAAAGCCGTAAATCAGAACTTAAATTGCTAAAGCTTAAGGAAAATAGGCTAGAAGAATTAGCAAAAAAATTAGATGACGATATTAAAGGTTATGACCATATCGTTGAGTATGCAAATAATCATACTGTTAGTCTCCGCAGTGATTGGGTCGATGAAAATATTAGAACTATAATTCTTAAACATAATTATGCTGTTAACAAAGTTGAAAAAATGTTAATTCGTGATTTTACTGATAAAGAACAAGAGGTAGCAGAGAATGAGATCGGACAATTTTAGAGATAAAGAAATACTGGCAATGACACCTGATATGGAAGGCGTTACTAGACCACAGAAAGATGTAAAAACTAAAAAATTCACTTTTATTGTTAAAGGAGTGGGGATTGGAACAGCACCAATGAGAATATCTACAAACGCAGAAACACAAGCTAAAGCTATTAAATATATTAGAGCTAGATGGAAAGATTGTAGTTACGAATTGATATAAAACTGAGAAAAAATTTTGTATATCACACATTTAGCCTGCAAAGGTAATTTTGGAGTCCAACCAATATATTATGGTCTTACATATAAATTTAAAGGTTGGTTTTATGACGGAAAAGTTGTCTATCACAGCAGAACATTTGAGACACGATCAGAAGCACTTGCAGCAGCAGAAAAACTTAGGACAGATTATATGTTGCGGTAATCATGTTTTTAGAGTTATAAATGGTAGAAGATACTGGCTTAGTCCTCCACCTGATGATTACGAGGCATAAACACAAAAATGGCATCTCTTAGATACCATGCTGGTCGCATGGTTCTCTATGAAGAAGAACCTACTGTATGGCGAGTAAAGATAAAAACTAAAAAAGGTAAACTTAATTTACCTTTAAAAGCTAAAGAATTAGAGCCTGCGCTTATAGAAGCAGAATATTTATATGCTGATGCTAGGTGTATGAGTAGAGATCATCCTTTATGTATAGATTGCATACATCATTTAGTTATAAAAGCAGAATGTGGTCTTGGTATGCCAGAAGGTAAAGCTAGTGGGGGAGTTTGGGCGAAGGATTGCGCTTATTTTTGGGAGAGGAAGATTTAGGATCTAATTTATCTATGTGATCGCCAGCTTGATTTATTATTTTTACTAACCTAAAATTTTCTTTTGCAAAAGCACTTATAAGATCAGGTATGTCGTTAGGGTCTAGTGTTTGTATGACATGACGTAAAAATACCTCAACCTGCAATTCTTCTTCTAATGTAACGTCAGCCAAAACCCAAGGCTCTACCTTACGTCTTTTTTTGGCTTGTTTGTTGAACCAGTTAGACCAAGGCATTACAAGTTTCATTACAAGTACCTCCGACCTAAGACTAACGTACTGGTCTAATAAGGCAACAAAGCTATACTTAGTTTAGTTACACTTACACACTATGCCCGGTCATTACGGAACAGGAATGAAAAAGAAAAAGAAGAAAAAAGGCGGTAAAAAGTAATTATCTGCCTGGAAATAAAGCTTTTTCTAAAGCATCGCATAAGCGATCATCCACACTATTATCACTCTTAGTTACCATAGCTCGTACTATATCCAGTGCGAGTTTTTTTAATGCTTTTCCACGAAGAAAGGCAAAGATAATTGGTTCAATAACTTTTAGCATTGTTTTATTTATATTGCTAGATTTATAGTAGCTCACTCCTCACACCTAGAGCTATAGCCTCTTCTGTTTGTGGTCAATGGAAGAGGCTATCTTCTTGGCTTAATCTCTACAACAGCAAGTTCTACTTCTTTAAGCCTGTGAAACACCTCTTTCATGTCATCGTGCATATCATCAATTTTTGTACTTAATAATTCTATAGCTGTAGTGTTACGAACAAGATCATCTCTTGATTGCCTGCCACGATAAGAAATAGACCCTACAGATACAAAACAAGCTGTCATTAACGCTCCACCTACTGCTGCAACTACCTCTACCACTTTACGAGTCCTCGATCTATGTCTATTATACAGAAAAACCCTATGGAAAAAGAAAAACCTAAAGATATATCAGAAAAACAAAAACAATTAGAAGACGATAAGCCTGATTATCAGGAGAAAATTAGCTTTTTAATTTCTACTGTTGCTCAATCATTTATTCTTGCTTGGTGTTTAATAGTTTTATCTCTTGGATATATTAAATTGCCTAATAGATTATTTGGTATAGACATACCAGATCAGCCTAGAGTTGATAGCACGTTTGCTGCCGGGCTCCTTGGAAACATCCTTGCTGGGATGGGTGTGTCTGTTAACGCAGCACAAGGAGCTAAGAAGAAAAAGAAAGAAGATGGAAACGGTAATATTGGTAACTCCTCTGGTGGTGTTTCGACTATAATAATAAAGCAGCCACTTGAGATCGTCACATCTAAACCTGACGTTATCAAAGTTGACCCTAATTCTTCTAAAAAATGAAAAAATTAATTCTTCTCACAGCATTACTTATGCCAGCAGCACAAGCTGACATGATTCACAAAATGACGAGTTCGACTCAACTTACTGTTGACGGTGCTTATACCGTTGCTGAACGTGGCGCAAGTACTTACAGTGTTTCTGGCAGCAACATAAAGGTTGCATCTGCTGACGATCATTTTGGCAAGTTAGTAGCACCAGCAAGTGCTACAGCAGCAGCGACATTAGATGCTGGTACTTATGATATAAACACAGCAGGGTCAGCCTTTAGTTTTCAAGAGTCATTTATAGGTGGGGACGCAGCTTACGCTGTTGGATCTGGAGTGGATGTCGCTTCCGGGGTTATTGCTGATCTCCCTGTTTTTAGCAAGACAACAAGTTATTCTGGAGGGGTTGCTGGTAATCTAGCTGGTACTGTAACAAGTGCAGGTCTAACAACGGTAGTTGCTGGTGGTGCTGGTACTACAGGTATTGCGCAATTTGTTACGGAATTAAGTGTATTAGATTAATGAAGTGGTTAGGTTTACTAATTTTATTTGTATCTAACCCACTGTATGCAATTCCAGTTGTGCCTAATTTTTCGCAGGGTAGTAGTTTTTCAACGACAAGAACAACTACTAATATTACAGAAACAATAAGAACCACTGAGTTCGGTGGCTCTACTTATAGCGTGACAGGATCGGGAGTTACGGCTGACGGTAACATAAAT